GTGCAGGTCTTGGAGCTTGCAGAGATGCAAGGCTCAGATGATCCGTTCACTTCGGTCTCTGGTGGCTTTACGTCCAGCGTGACGGCAACGCCAGTTGCAGCTGCGGATGATCCATTTGCAATACCTGTATCCACACCATCGCCAGCAGCACATGCTGGCCTTGACGACGAAATTCCTTTTTAAGAAAAAGTATAGCCCGGCACAAAAGTGTCGGGCTATACAATAGATACACGAACACCCCCCTGCTTGGAGTATGATGAAATGGTAGCCGATCTTAGCCGCGAAAGCAAGTTTCCAGCCGCTCGCTGGTCGGAGTTTGGTAACACGATCATTCGCAGTCTTGAGTTGAAAAAGACTGCGCAGGGCGAGTATCATGGACCATGCCCATCCTGCGCTGGCACGGATCGGTTTTGGATTAAAGAGTTTCAAGGCGAGGTCATGGTTCATTGCCGCAAGTGCAATGACTATAAGGCCATCAAGGACAGGCTGCGCGATATGTCTCTCTGGCCCCAGCCGGGGCATACGCCGACAGTGGAGGTGAAGAGAGTTGATATTGAATGGCCGGAGCGTGACCCTATGAGCAGTCACCCATACCTTGAGAAGAAAAAGATTAAACTGCATAACGCCAAGATTGACGGCGACACGCTAACCATACCAATTATTGATGTGAAGGGCAGGCGCGTAGGCGCGCAGTTCATTGATGCTGACGGCAAGAAAAAGTTTTCCTACCAGTTGCCCGTTATTGGCAACTTTAGCGTGATTGGCGGCCCCATTCGTGAGTTTGCATATGTTGCAGAGGGCTGGGCAACAGCCGCGACTGTGCATGAGGCCACGGGCAAGCCATGCGTGTTTGCTCTAAATGCAGGGAACATTTTGGCTGTGATAGACAACCTGCAACAAGCCAAGCCAGATGCCGAGCTTGTTATTGCTGGCGACAATGACGATGCCGGGCGCAAAGAGTGCGAGCGTGCATTCTCTGAGCTGGGCGTTGAGTACATCCTTCCCGACATGGAGGGCTGGGATTATTCTGACGTGTGGGTAAACCAAGGTCCGGCAGCGGCGAAGAAAGCATTGACCGTGCAGAGCGTCATGGATCAAATCTTTATGCCGGATGAGGCTATCCCTCAGCTCAGCCGCAACTATCTTGTGAAGGGCTGGCTTGGCGAGGGCCAGATGTCTGTGATCTACGGCCCGTCAAATGTGGGCAAATCATTCTTCGCTCTTGATCTTGCGTGGCACATTGCCTGCGGTGAGGAGTGGAATGGCCACAAGGTTATTGGTGGCTCTGTTTTGTACCTCGCAACCGAGGGCGGCATGGCGTTCCACAATCGCGTTGTTGCGTTAAGGAAAAAGTATCCAGAGCATAAGAACGTGAAGCTGGCTGTGCGCCCCGCCCCGGTCAACTTGCTTGACGGCGAGGTTGACATGGCCGTGCTTGAGAAGCTGTGTCGTGAGGTGTCGAGGAAGCACGGTCAGGTGAAGTGCATATTTGTTGACACGCTCAGCCGCTCAATGGCTGGAGGCAATGAAAACTCGCCAGAGGATATGACAAAGTTTATCGGCAACTGCGATAAGCTGCGCGAGATTACAAGCGCACACTTGGACGTTGTTCACCACTCCGGCAAGGATAAAGCTGCTGGTGCCAGGGGGCATTCGAGCTTACGCGCCGCGACCGACACAGAGATTGAGCTTGATTACGATGAGAACACTGGCCTGCGCACGGCTAAGGCCACGAAGCAGCGTGACATGGAAACGGGCGTTATATTCCAGTTCAAGTTAAATGTCATTGAGCTTGGCGTTGATGAGGATGGTGACAGCGTTACGACTTGTACCGTTGTGCAGGCTACTGAGAGCGAGATTGAAGAGGCCAACAAGCCACGCATTAAGGGAAAGAACCAAGTCCTGATCCGCAAGGTATTCACGCAGCTGCGCGGTGAGGGCGTCGGGCAACCAAACCCCGGAGGGGTTGGGTGGCCAGAGCCAAGAACATATTGGGTTATCTCTGAAGAGACGCTGAAAGACCACTTCATAGGCAAGGTGTCCTCAGCCGCAAATCCGCGCTCCACATACAAGCAAGCTGTAGACGCGCTTATTGGCGCTGGCCATATGGTTATAAACGATGGCCATGTATGGTTCACTGACAACGAAGGCAAATGCAAAAACGTATAAGGAGGAAGGCTATGGAAGATTGGATAAACTGCCCTGAATGCGATGGAGAGGGCGAGGTTGAGCGCGATGTTTGGGTTCGCCAAAGCTCAACTTGGCACGGCGATTTTGGAAGCCACATGGAAGAATGCGAAGTTTGCAACGGCATGGGCCAGATAGACCCCTTGGAGGATTACCAATGAAATACGATCCAGATGCACTAACCCGCCACGTTCTTGACTGCGCTCAGCAAGGCATGTCACAGATTGAAACCGCAGAATTGCTGCGCGTATCACCGTCAACAATATATCGCATTTGCTCGGCAGCAAACATAAAACTCGAAAGGAAAAAACGTGAGTACGGACCAAACTCAGATTATTATAAAAAGGCTGGAGCGCAACAACAGCATAATGCTGACGGAGCAGAAGACGGCAATGAGGCCCAATCTGAAGCAACGTCTAGAAGAGCAGAAAGCGCTTCTCGATCTGCTAAAGCGCGATATGAAAAAGATGCAGCAGAGCGATTGAGGGCCAAGTTGAATGGCGTTACCGATAAGCACGAGCGCTTTGAAATTACATACGGCCACTGCTTATGGGAATTTGAAAATCTCATGTATCGCCAGCGCAAACGTGAAGCTCTGCCATCCGGCCCGCGCAGGCCGTCAACTATGGCCCCATCTATGCAGCGCGCAGCTGAGGCCAGCAAACAACACAGCATTGACCAAGGCAATCGCTTGTTTTCTTTGATCCCGTATGACCAGCGCGTAACGGCAGCAGAGGCGGCTGAGCTGCTGGGTGACAGCATTCCTCGCACGTCAAGCTATCTCAAGAAAATGTGGCAAGCGAACAAGGTTTATCGTGTGCGTGATTTTGTTGAAGTTCCGGGCTACACCAAGCGGCAGTGGCGCTGGGTGTTTAGCAAGCAACCTATTGAGCCGTTGAACAACTGTTTTGAGGATGGTGAGTGATGAATGACAAAGAACTTGAGCGCATGATAAACGCAGCAGGTCTGATCGGAGCCATCTTTGGCTTCGCAAGCGGCGCAGGCTTAATGATGCTGGTCGCAATTATATTTTGAAATCGTGCAGGGTGGCCGTTGAGATTAAAAAGGTGGCGCTTTTTGGTAGCAACGTCATCCTAGGCTAAACAACCACCATTCCCATGGTAAGTCGATTTTACTTGTGATGATAGCCACCCTGCTCAAACGTTATAACTAAAGTATGAACACGGCCACAAGTGGCTATTTGAAACTGTCGAATGTTTTTTGCATTGACTGCTCTTCATCCATAAATTCCTCTGGCGAAATGTATGTTGTCACAGAGGTCAGCTCGTCTCCCCGGCGGAAGATCACAGCGCCTAAATCAATTGCCACAAACGCAAACACGTCTGACACCCCTACGTTCTTTTTCGGCGTGTGGAATGGGTAACTGTTGCTGGTCTTATGCGTCTTGCTGGCGGTCTTAACCTGTAAGGTCAACGTCTGTGTATCCGTCTGTATATACGCATCGTGGTCTTTGATTTGGCAGAGCGTGCAGATATAGCCAGCAAGCGATAAGTAGGCGAGGGCTAAATGCTCTCCGGCCCTACCTACCGCCGCGCTTGCTTTTTGATCTTGCTTCGCCACTTAGCTAACTTGGCTAAACTAAGCCATGAGCCAAGTGTGAATTTTTTTGCTCTGGTTGCTTCGATCATCCAGACCATGATAGCCGCCGTTCACCCTGCGCGTGATGCGCTTGATAGCGTCATCGGTTACACCCTCATCGGCAATGGCAAACAATCCATTCTTATTGAAGAACCACAGCGCAGTCTCAAAGGCATATTCGTCAGCCACCAAGTCTGGGTCAGTCATAACCTTCGGCACGCCCATGTCAGACGCAAACGCCCGATAATTATTGCGCCCGGTCAACTGAAGAAATCCCCGACCAATGTACAGGCTGGCCTGCGCTTCATCCTCATTGCCCATGCGGCCAGCGTAAACCTTGCCAGCAAGCCCGGTTGGGTTTTTGGCATACGGCTCAGCATCGGCAACGGTTGGGAAGCGTGATGGCCAGACAGCTTGGATGCGCTCTGGCGTGCTGTAATACAGGCTTTCACGGGTTCGCTTAAATCCACCGCTTTCGTGTGACGCCTGACCCATCAAGTGAGCGCCACGCGCCGGGGATAGGTTGAAGTGTTTTGCGATTGCTCGCGCTGTATTTGGGCCAAACTCGCCATCGGCTGTTGTGCCGATTTTAGCTTGGAGCGTTGCCATTGCCTTGCTCATGCTGTTGCCTTTTTCGCTGTTGTCTTTTTCTTGGGCTTTTGGCTCTTGGCCACGGCAAGGTTGCTCCAAGCGTTTGGATACTTAACGCCCCTTTTAGAAGACATTGCTTTGGCCTTAGCCTTTTGTGTAGGTGTGAGCTTTGCCATTTCATCAAGTCCTCTTCGATTTAGT